ATCTCGACGCCGCCCGCGCCCTCAATGCGCAGGAAGCCGTTGATGGTGTCCTCGGTCCTGGTGGGACTGGGGATGCGGGTGGCCACCGGCACCGGGGACATCAGATCCGTGAAGTACTCCAGGGCCATGCTCTCGCAGGGTGGCGGCTTGATCGGCGCGTACGGCCTGGGCACTAGGTTCTGATTTCTACGTCGCGCGGGGCTTGGGCCCACACCTTCATCAGCGTGCTGTGCACGATGTCGTCGTAGTACGCCTCCGCGTTGGCCACCCGGCAGACGGCGAACGAGCGAGTGTCCTCCTCGCGGTCATACAGCTGGACCTCGTAGCGCGCCTTGGGCTTCTGCTTCATGTTCTCGGCGGTGGCGGCCAATTGCTCCGCATACGCCTGGAGCGCGCGCTGGACCTGCTGGCTATGCAGGATGGAGTAGAGCGCCTTGGCGTCCAGCACCAGCTTCATATCACCGGATTGGGAGCTGGCCTCCAGGACCTCTCCCGCCCCTTCGGCCAGCTCGGGCACACCCTCCTCGATGAGGATCGGGATGGCGGCAGTCATGTCACACGCTTGAGGTGGACGAGGCCGCCGAAGGGGTTGTAGTACTGCGTCCAGGGACCGAGCCGGGAATTCTGCGGATCGCCATCCACCCAGTAGGCGACGCCACCCTGGTAGTTTCCGTCGCCGTCGATGCTGCCGTACAGCAACACCTGGTCACCGGCCTTGTACGCGGTGGGGTCGCTGACCGCCATGTCGACGTCGGTCTTGATCCGCTCGGCGTACTCCGCGCTCATCACCTCGGCGCTGGTGGGGTTGAGGATGCACTGCGCGCGCCGTACCACCGGGGGACTGACGACGACGGGGTGGTTCCCATGCGCGTCGAAGCTCTCCACATCCTCCTCTCGGGCGATGTGGGACAGCACATGAGGCTCGGGAATGATGCCGATCAAATCACCCCGCCGATCTTGTAGTCGGAGAGCCTGCACTCCTGATCGCCGGTGAGGGAGAGGCCGGGTCCCCCTGCCCCGCTCTTCCCGTCGAAGACGAGGCTGTAGCCGGGCGCGTGCACCCTGCTCACGCCCCCACCCACCGGCATCAGCGCGGCGCTACCGGCCAGCTCGAAGATCACCTGCTTCACCGGGTCCGGGCATTCGTCATACCCGTGGGTGAACGTGACATCGCAGATGTCTCCGCGATAGACGGGTAGGTAGTACGGGTCGTTCCCGTAGTAGTAGCCGCCGTAGGCACTGCCCCAGTCGCCCCAATAGTGCCAGCCGACGCGCTGGACGTAGCCCTGCTGGAACCACTCGTAATCCGTCTCGTGGGTCAGCGTGGTGTTCTGGTCCCCCGTCGTTACCACCACGCTGGCCACATCGGTCACATACAGGCTGGGCAGCATGATGATGCCCTGGCTGCCGATCTCGATCTTCTCCACCGTCTCCGTGATGCTGGGGGCGATGTGCCAGCCGCAATACTGGCGCACCGCCTCTCCAGCTACATGCAGGTACCACTCCTCATCCCCGGCCTTCCATTTGGCCAGATCAGGATCGTCGCTGGGTACCAGGTCGTCCACGGTTGCAGCCTACTCACGCGGCGTTCTGCTGTATCGCCTCCACAACAGCGGCCTTGTTCGGCAGGCCGGTGGTATCCAGCGGCGGCTCCATGCTGGCGGCGTAGCTATCCAGCTCGGCGCGTGACCACGTTTCGCTGGGCTGCTCCTCCTCCGCCTCTTCCGCCTCGGGTTCGGCCTCGGCCTCCTCCTCGTCGCCCTCCTCGGCTTCCACCTCTCGGGCTTCCGCTTCCGCCGGGGCTACCGTCGCCACCGCAGCTCCGGCTGCCGCCTCGGCTTCGGCCCGAGCCACATCGTCCTCCGGCCCAGGCCCTTTGGAGTGCACGGTGCCTTCGTCCACGGCTTCGATCTCCGGCTCGTCCCCGCCATCGGGACCTGCGTTGGCTCTGGCGGCATCCACGTTCCGCCGCCAAATCTTGCCCGGTGGGGGTGGCGGCAGGTAGTTGTGTCGCCCGAAGCCGGGTGGGCTCTCGGACTCCTCGCTTGCCAGGTCCTCCTCGGGAACCTGGTCTTCCTCAGGCGTGTCAGTCATCAGAACGTCGGGGCGGTAAGGCCGCTCACCTCTGCGATGGACTGGGGGTAGCGCGCTGCGGAGAAGGCGAGGTAGCTGTAGATCTGGAGCAGCACCGTGAGGGTGGTGGCCCGCGTCTCCGGCAGTACCCGCGCCCTGACCCCGGACTCCCACAACACCACATCACTGGAGCGCAGGACGTAGATGACGTCGTTGGTCCCCACGGTGGTACCGGGGCCGTCCAGCACAGTGATATTGGGATCGGTGACGACCGGCAGGCCGTGCATCTGTCCCACCACCTGCTCGCTGGCCACCGCGCTGAGTACGCCCGCAGCATTCTGTGGGTTGTTGGCGGCGGGCAGGAACAGCGGACGATCCTGGTTATCCAGCAGCGACAAGAACCAGCCCCACCGGCGCGGGTGCATCACGATCACATCGGGTGCCATGAAGCGGCTGGTGTGAATCTTCTGGATCGCGTTGGCGATGGCACCGTAGACACCTTGGATGGTGACGGCGGATACCGGTACCGACTGGATGCCGGGGGTGAGCGCGACGCCGAGAACCTGACCGTTGGTGCCGGTGCCCTGCAGGGTCTGCAAATCCACCTTCGTCGCATGGTCGGCCACCAGGTCGCGGAACACCACGTCATCGAACGCGATCGGGCTCTGGTCAATGAGCTGGATGGCGAGACCTTGCTGGCCAGCAATGGTCCGCACCTGGGCGTTGATGAAGGTGTCCGTCGCGTCGACCTCGGCCACCGCCGTGTTGTCGCCGTTCTGCAAGTCGGTCGACGTCCCCGTCAGCAGCTTGGGGATGTTGATGCTGTCCGTACCACCTGGCAGCGGCTGGCGCTGGACAAGGTTGGCGAAGGCACGGCCTGGCCGGGCCAGCTCCACGTACTGATCCATAAGCCACGCGGGCGGGACAGCGTAGCCGCCGCTGCCATCCGTGCGGTTCAGGTTGCGGTACTCCGTGTACTCCCCCGCGTTCATCACGTCATGCGCGTGCCGCTGCAACCGGTCGCGCGCCTCACCCGTCGCATCCATGTTCATCTGGAAGCGGATGAGGTCCTGCATGTAGCTGAACCGGTGGTCACCCTTCCGGTACGTCAGGCTCTCGGTGACGCTGACCAGCGCATGCTCGGCCTGCCGGATACCGGCGAGGTTGGCGTTGATCCGTCCGGTCCGCTCGACCTCGGCGCGGGTCTCGGTGATCCGCTCGTCCAGGCCTTCGATCTCGGCACCCAGGTCGCGCATCTGCTGGGTGTACTTGCGGAACTCGGTGTCCTCCTCGACGGAGAGCTGGGCGCGTTGCTGCTCGCGCGTCAGCATGAGGATGGCCTCGGCCTTCTGCTGCGCCGTCTCGCGGTCCTTAGCCGCCTCCGCGCGCCGCTTGATCAGCCGGTCAAGAAATGCCTCCAGGCCAGTGGGTTCACCCTGGCCGGGCATGGGTAGGAGATTACTGGGCATCTCGGGTCCTTCATCGCACAGGTGCCCTCGGCGGGCACGTTGACAGAGATCGCGGTCCTGTCACGTTGCCCGGTGTCCACTTGGTCGCGGGTGGGCGTTGCCCTGCGCGCTACCCAAGCAGTATTGGACGCCCGGCCAGCCAAGCCTGTCAAGCAACCCCGGTCGGCTCGTTCACCACGCACCGTCAACAAGTCGGTTGGCAGCGGCGAGCACCTCGACAGCCCGGCCTTCGGCAATGAGGTCCACCGCCCGCGCACCACCCAGCCAGCGGTGTGGGCTGGTCATCCAGATCGCCACCCCCTCGGGTTCGTACACCTCGCGCAGGATCGACTCGATATGGCTGCGCGCCTGGTCTCGCAGCTCGTCATCGGTGCTGCTCATGCTCGTCCTAGCCGGAGAGGCTCTTGAGTTCGTCGAAGCGTTGGTCGAGGCTGGGCGCGTCCGCCGGGATCAACCCCTCCAGCTCCGCCGCCTTGGCCTCCACGCTCAGCGGGTCGTCGGCCACCACCCCGTCCTCCACCGGCTCATCCTCCACCGGCTCCTCGTCGGCCTGCCGGGTGTCCTCCTCCGTCACCACCACCTCCTGGCCCCCCGTCATCTCGCCCGTGACGGGGTTGAAGTAGCCGGGCGCGCTGGCCCGCAGGGAGGGGAGCGGGACGTAGGTGTCCTCCCCCGTTCGCGCATAGAGCGTGACCTCGTTGTGGTTGCCCCGGACGACCTCGATACCTTGTACGCCGAACATCTTCTTCTCCTCGCTGATCTCGATGCCGTACTTCTTGGCCGCGCTCCTGATCCGGCCCTTGATGGCCGAGACCTGAGCGCTGGTGTAGCCCGCCTGGTTCTTGGCCATGTTGATGTAGGACCAGGCTGCCTTGACATGTGCGGCGCTGTCGATGGGGTAGCGCTTCTGGCCGTCCTTATAGCCGGGGTCCGCATAGCTCACATCCCCGTACGGCTTCTTCGGGTCCTTGGCGGCGCGCGCAAACTGCGGCGTCAGCAATCCGCAGTCCGGCTCCAACCCCAGCCGCGCCTCCATCAGGTGCGCCAGCGCCAGGTCCAGCATCGACTCGTCCATCCCCCGCAGCTCCGCCATCTGGGGGGCCGAGAGGGTGGCGAGCAGCCCCACCGCATCGATGCCGCCCAGTTCCGCATGCGTCGTCGGGTTCATGCCGAAGTTGACCACGCTGACATCACCCTTATGCAGCGAGACCTCGCGGATCTCGCGCTGGGTGTAATCGCTGCTCCACTCCTGGTCCTTCACGCGGAAGGCGAAGCTCATCTCGTCCATGTCGCCCCGCCGCATCTTGGGGGCCAACGCCTTCACGTCCGGGTCACTGGGGTCCAGGTTGGCGCGGACGAACAGCCCTCTCTGGTCCCTCTGCAGTTGCAAGGTCCCACTCTTCGTTCGCGCCAACGGACACCCAGTGTGGTTGATCAGCAGCATCACGTCCGGGCTTTCCCCCAGCGTGCGGTCAAACGCCGTGTCCTTCATCCGCTCCACCCAGCCACCCAGCGCCGGGCCGCCATGTACGTCATAGCTGTTGAAGTTGCTGGCGTACCCCGTCAGCAGGTACTCGCCGCCAGCCTCACGGAACTCGAACGGGCTTGCCGTTCGCCTTTCCTCCCGTACGTCCAGGATTCTTGCCCGATTGCGGTGGTCCATTATCTTCTCCTCCTGCTATCGGCTTGGCAGGCTTCTCGGTGGGCCCGGCGGCCTTCATCGCAGCCGCCTTGGTGGGATCGAAGCCGAGCTTGGCGTAGTTGACCGGCTGGAGGTGGTCGTCGCCGTTCGGAATCGGGGACATCTCCTCCTCGGCGCGGACCTCGTTGGGGCTCATCCAGCTGCTCTGGATCGCCGTCCGGTACGCCTCGTACCGCCCCTGGACATCCCCGCGCAGCAGCGCATTCACATCGAACCGGACGAACTGGCCACCCGGCAGGCAGCTGCTGATGACGGACTCGACCACCGAGAGCCAGGGCCGCAGCGTGTAGGTGAGGAAGCCCACATTCTGCTCCTCGATGCCGGTGCCCCAGCTGGTCGACTTCTCCACGTCCCCAATCATGTGCGGGGGGATGCCGTACATGCTCGCGATCTCGCTGCGCTGGAACTTTCGTGTTTCAAGAAACTGGGATTCCTCCGGCGAGATGGACAGCTGCTCCCACTTGAACCCGCCCGTGAGGATCGCCGGGGTGCGCCGTCCCGCATGGCTCTGTATCCAGTTCTTCTGCTGCCGCTTCACCGCATCGTCGTCCAGCGCCTGCTCGGTGGTCAAGATGCCGGTGGGTACCGCGCTCTCGCGGAAGTACCGGTAGCCGTACTCCTCCGCCGCCAGTCCCATCCCAATGGCCACCGCCGCTTGGCGGACGGGGGAGAGCCCCCAGGGTTCTCCCGGCATGGTGTAGCGGCGGATGTGGAGCATGTCCTCGCTCGGCACCTGCTGGCCCATGATGCGGTACACCGGGTCGTACCACAGCAGCGGGTCCGTCCTGCGCTCCAGGAACACGGCGTCCGGGTGCAGTGGCAACAGCGCGGTGGGGTAAAGTCGGTTGTCCCGAGCGCCGATGTAGTGAAAGCTGCTGCCGCGCAACGCCATTGAGGCGATGACCATCCACTTCCACTCGAACAGATCGAAGCCGGGACAGGGTTGTTTGATGATGGCTGGCTGCGGTTTGACCTCGACGGGGACGTTATCGGCATCCCGCCGGTACGCCTTCCACGGCAGGCTGGCAATGGTATCCGCGAGCAGCCGGACACAGGCATACACCGTCATAAGGCCCATGGCGCGGTGCACGCCCACGTAGTCGTCGATCACCCCTACCTGGGGGGGAGGGACGAAGCTACTCGACGTCAACGTGCGCTGCTCCAGCTGCCCGTTGCCCGGTTCCCGGCGGGCTGGCAATAGCCGTGCGAGCACGCTCACGTCGGTGGACTCCTCCTACCGCCAGTGGCCATTCCGATCAGTATGAGACACAAGCCGAGAACAACGAGGCCACACCACGGCGAGAGGAGCCAAAAACCTGCGGAAAGTACGCCGATCCCGGTGAATTCGACCGCATTGGACCACATCTCCCGCCAATCGACCGGGAAGCGCCGCGTTTCGGCGTGTTGTTCGATCTCCTCCGCCTCGGCCTCCACGTACACATCCTCATCGGGGTCCTCGGGCGTGGGCCAGCTCAGCGTGGGCTCATCCTCCCGTCGTGCATCCGCGTACAGCCTGCCGCCGCCACCCACCGTCACGTCAGCTCCTCCTCCGCCTCCCGCTCCCACCGCGCAATCTCCTCCTCGTCCCACACGTGGATGTCTGGCTGGGGTTCCATCGGCTTCGCCTCCAGCCATGCTGCGGCGCAACAGGCCACCACGGGCGCGGCGTCCACCGGGCTGTTCCTCCGGTCAAACACCCAGGCATCCCCCACACTCCTCGCCACCGCGCTGGCCGCCGCGCGGTCAAGTACCAACGCAGGCCGGTGGAAGATGACGTGTTGGCAAATCTTGTCGAAGAAGGCGGCACAGCCCGCCTGGACCTCAAGGCCGGGTCCCCACGCCACGATGGGGATGCCTGCCAGCTCCATCTCCTCCGCCAAGCCGCTGGCCGGGGCTCCCGTCTTCTGGATCGCCACACCCCGGAACTTGCCCTTGCGCGCCTGGAACCACGGGATCACCCAATCCGTCCCGGCCTGCGCCGCCGCCAGCTCAATGTGCACATTCCCATCCACCCTCCTTGCCGCGATGGCGATGTAGCTGCGTGTCCTCGGGTAGTTCACATCGACGGCTGCCCACAGCGGGGCGTTGGGCGCGCGCCTACTGGTCGGGTCCATGGTCTCCTGCCAGTGCTCCGCCAGGATGATGCCCGGCTCCAACGCATCCACCCATTGGCATAGGTGCTCGGTTTGGAAGCCGGGCATGTTCTTGTACTCCATCGCCTCCAGGAAGCCTTTGAGGTCCTCGATCGAGAAGTCGTTCAGCATGCCCATGGCGGGATTGGCCAGATACCAGTACGCCGGGTTCCTCGGGTCCACCTCCATGGGCACGCTCCACTCGAACAGCGCGTTGCGCGTCTCCCCGGTCTGTCCCGTCTGTATCCGCCGCGTGCAGCTCTCCTTCAGGCTGCGCAACACCACGCTCCGCAAATCCCCCGCATTGCTGGCGCACATGACCTGCGAGTAGGGGCGGACGGTGGTGGTGGGCACAATCGCATTCCACGCATCGTTGGTGGTGTGCTCCCTCAGCTCGTCCAGCATCGCCAAATCGACGGAGAGGCTGCGGCCACCCTTCCGGCTCGCCGTGGCCGCGCGCCAGTTGCGCCGGTTGGTCAATATCATCCGGTGCTTGCCATTCGTCACCCGGTGGTTCACCAGCTCCGGCAGCAGCATCGGGTTGTCCCGTACCTCGTCCACGATCTCCTTCAGCATCCCCTCGGCATAGTCCAGGTTCTGCGCCGCGATCAGGACCAGCCGCGCGCCGGGCCACCCCGGCTTCGCCCTCCCGTACTTATCCATAAAGAGACGCCAGAGGCCTAGGCCCTTGAGCCACTTGGACTTCCCGTTCTGCCGCGCCACCAGGACGGTGACGATGAGGAAGCGGAATCCCGTCCCGTCCCTCCCCTTCTCCAGCGCGTGGTAGTAGAGCCAGACCTGCCAGGGGAGGAGCTGCCAGCCCAATACTGCGGTCAAAAACTCCACGCAGTCCGGTCCCCACGTGTGCTCCGGCCTCAGCTCCCCCTTCTCATCGCAGTGCTCCGGCAACGGTGGGGTGAAGATCCGCGCCTTCGTCGCCCCGATCTTTTCGATGTAGACCGGGGCCGCCGTCGTCATGCGCTACGCCCGGTCGCGGATCTTGCGGCGGCGGTACGCCTCCAGTTCGGTGGCCGGTGGGCTCTCGTCATCCTCATCCAGCTCCTGATCCGAGACGGGGGGGATGACCGGGATCCTGCCCTCCTCCTCCAGGTCATACAACCTCGCCTGCTGCTCCAGCAGCCTGCGTCCTACCTCGATGGCCTTGAGGTCGCCGGTCACCGCCTTGCTCCACGCCGCCTTAATCAGCGTCTCCAGCCGCGCCACGTAGATGTTGAGGGCGCGCTCGGACATCAGGTTCTGCTGCTTGGCCGTCTCCTCCAGCTTGTCCTTGATGATGGTGTGGACGCGGCCACCGGTCAGGTTGACGCTGGGGTGCCTGCCGATCTCCCGCTCACTCCAGCCGCCCAGGAACATCTGCAGGATCAGCGCATTGCGCCGCTCCCGCTCCGCCGCAGGCAGCAACGGTCCCTTAGGCATCTCTCACGGCCTCCGCCAGAACGGGATGAGCAGCAGCACCAGGATGATGATCTGCAGCACCAGGATGATCCAGTGAATGGTGTCGGTTGCCATCGCTCACTCCTCCGGTGGTCCGGTGTACACACCGATGATGATGATTTTGCGGCTCCCGTGCACGTAGCCGATGAGGGTGGTGTAGCGGCAGCCGTTCACGTTCACGGCGGCCTCGAAGTTCCCCTCGTCATCCACCGCCACGGTGCCGCCGGTAATCTCCTCCAGGGCAATTTCGCCGAGGTTGACGGCTCCGGTGTCGCCGGGGGCACCCAACACGATGCCGTTGAAGGTGGTATCGGGGCCGTCGCGCCAGGCAATCGGCATTCCTGCGGGCATGTGCAAACTCCTTAGTTGCTCTAAGTGAAGCGGGGCGACCTGCGGAAAGTCTCCGGATTCACCGGGGCTAGACCGCTAGGGGGTGGGGGTGGTAGCGAACTCGATGCTGCCGGTCACGGTATCCCCCGCCACCACCGTCACCAACCCGGTCAGCAGTACCTCGGTGGGCTCCCCCTCGCCGCCATGCGTCTCGGTCGTCGTCACGCTTACGCTGCTCACCCCCGGTGCGCCTACCTCGAAGGTGGCGCTCATGCCGTCCGCCGCCGGGGTCACCGTCAACACCGCCGCGTCCGCCACCTCCCAGGTGGGCGTCTGGTCGGGTGTGGTGGCATTGCCCTCGGCGTCGGTGAAGGTGACGGTGGCGGTCAAGGTGGTCTCGTCGGCTACGACGGTGATCTCTCCCATGTGCTGGCCTTTCTGGGTACGGAAGGTGATGTGGCCGGTGGTCGGGGCCGTGTCCGGCGGGTACACCTCGATCTCTCCGGCGATCTTGAAGGTGATCCTCCAGGGACGGCTCACCGGTCAATCATGCGCCTAGGTGCAGCTCACGGGGCTGTTTCAGCGGGGCGTGTCCTGAGGGGGAGGACGCTTTGAGGATCTTCCGGGGGGGTATTTACCCCG